GGGGTCTCTTAAGAGAACTCTTTAACTCAATTTGAGTCCAAACAATCATTTAGTTGAACCCCAAACGTGGGGGAACCGCCAACAATCTAGCATTTTAACGTGTGCTTAGCACGTGTTTCACCTCGTGATCAAGGTTACTACATTGCAGTAAATCGAATGATAGCGTCAACATCCGCTGTACCAGCTGAAAAAGACGCAAGGCACCTTAATGAAAAGGTGGATGCTCCATTTGAACGAACAAACCAGCTCAAAGAACCAGGAGCATGCAAAGATAAACCATTAGTAGCACTAGTTGGACAAGTGCACGAAATAGTTGGGCCAACATTAGCACCATTAACAACAGAAGTATACTGCGCCAAAAGACCGGCAGTTGCTGAGGTTGCATCCACATCTGCAGAAATATCAACATTGAAATTTCCAGGAGGAAGGGTGAAAATAGTGTTAGTGGCATCAAGTGTAATACCAAGGTTGTTAAAAACCGAATTAATAAATGGAACAAGAAAACTCACTCCACTAGTTGCAATAACAAAATTAATATTCGTAAACAAAGAAACAGTGTAATTAGGAAGAGCTCCGGCAGTGACACCAAAATCCAACGCGGGGTTAGAGAGCTTAACAAGTCCAGTAACACGAAGTAAACCAACTTGGTTGTTATTAACCTGGCCATTAGTCCAAACAAACAACTGACCACAATCATAAGTATGAGGGTCATTGCCGCCAGGAATGTTTCCATTTTGGCGAACAAGAAATTTTTCACGGAGAGACTTGCTCTGCAAAAAACTTTTAGGTATAGAAATACTCGTAGGAACCGCTGTTTCTACAATAGGGGAGTGGTAGAGGATATCAGCCTGATTTTGCGCCGTAGGAGCTGCCTGAGCGGCATCCATCGTAGCAGAAATACCAACAAAACCTTGTTGACCAGTTGTCGCAAAGACAGAAACACTAGGTTTATAATGAAAAGACAGAGATTCAAACTCATACCTTTCATAATTCTGGGCAATTCGTGCCACAAAAGGGAAAGTAGTAGGACTACCAGGATTGAGATTTAAAACTTCAACTCCAAATCCAGTTGTTCCATTCACAAGACCAACGTCCTCATCAATAGGTACTCTAAACTCCCGAGTGTTCCCAGCATTAGTAATCTTACCGCCACGTTGCCTTCGTTGCCCTCTCTTCCTGCCCGAACCATTACGAGCAGGACCAGGGGCAAGCATCGTTGGGCGCTGACGCTTGGCACGAGGCCTACGAGGTTTTTTCTGTGACCTCTTAACAGCTTTGGTTCTTTCTGCTTTGGAAAGAGCCATAAATTCTTTTTTAGACATAACATTAGACATGACCAAAATCTTTTAAACCGGGCCGGTTTAAGGAACCTCCATCAAAGATTCAGGTGGAAAAAGAATAACCATAACATTCCTTTATAATCTAGAAATCATGAAGGAGCTCCGGGAGAAAAAGGCTCTCGAAGCTACCACTTCCTGACTCACATCCAGTAAAAAACGCATCTATATCGTGCACACTAGGTGTACCTACAAACGCATAAGCTGCAATGCTTGGGTCTTCTAAATTATTTCGAACTAAATCACTCGAAACTAGAGCTCTATAAGCCTCGTGGAAGATATCGAACTTATCAGAAGGTCGACTCATTACCATGAGCGTAAAAGCTTTTCCAAGATGTTGAGAGAGCGTTAATACATCACTCTCATAGATCATAGTTGTTGCAAGTCTTTCAACATCATACAACGGATACCACAATCCAGACGGCATTTTCTTAAAAGAAGCACCAAGGAAACTTAGTGTGTGCAAATCAGCATCCAAACCACCAAAAAAGAACTTTAACTTAAGTCCATAATTTCCAAGGTGCCCCGCTAGGAATTCAGGATCAGTCATAAGACTGAACTCCTCATCCACGGCGAAAACATTGTCATCACCATACAAATTAACTAGTTGATCACGAACAAGTGAAAAAGAAGGAGATTCGCCATTTTTGCGCTTGTAAGCAGCAAAAAGTCCAGCGGCGAAAATTATAACGTGTCCAAAAATATTATCTCGAGTTGTACACCCGGAGCCAGAGGCATTTCCATAGTCTTTCAAGAGAACATTACCATTACGCAATTTCAACATAAATTCGCAGGTGTTCTCAACAGTCCATAAAAACTCATCCCAATCTTCCTCAGGTATACCGCACTGCCTCTTCAGCACAGAGTATATATCCTTTAACAAAGGTAAAAATTTATCCCAACCGGATACATCATAGCATCCACGATAACGCTTTTTCAATAGCGTTTCAGCGAGCTTATTAAAGCCTCCACTGTAAGGGTTAAATCCATATTTTGACCACTCATAGTTCATCAAGCGCAAGGAAATACGCTTACCAAATTTCAGTTGCGAAAAAAGGAGTTCAAATGCAGGAATTTGAAATAACCTGATTTTATTCTCCTCAATATCAGCTAAGTTTTTAAACTCAACCTTTCCAGAAACATTCCAAAAAGTGAGTGTACCGGTACGTTCATAAAACATAGTATCGGCGAGCGCTAGAACAAGCTGCTCTTTTGTTCTAAAACCAAAATAGGTATGGGGAAAACCAGGACTCTTAGTCCAGTCAATATAAGCACAGATCTCCTCGGAGGTCGCAACACAATTTTGCATTATATCTCTATAATAGTGCTCAAAAAACAACATTCCAAACATATGGGATTCTGTTCCACTATATCTGTACTCAGGTTTAACATCCCAAGATGTAACAGTTTTATAGTAATTGGTTTCGGTTGGACAAACAACAAAAAATTTGTCCCCGGCGATGTCTTTCAACTTCTGCAACCCAATTACTCCATACAAGTTTGAATATACGGATTGGTGTCGTCTAGAACTTCTAACGTTCTTCTCGACTGAACCTGGCAAGGTTCCAACTGTCCGCATATTACGATACGGTTGCGCCCCCACAAAAGGTCGCAAGGGCACATATGTGCCATGGTGTTTTAAGGGCTCGCTACACGGCGTAAGCCCACCTGTTTTAAAGGAATCATGAGATTATTATCTCCATGCTTCTTAGAAGGTCCAATGGTTCCAAAATGTAGTCCAACGACTGTATTATTTTTGGAATCTATTAAAAAATTTCCACAAGAAAAATTTTGTGTCGAGGTGTTATGAACTATTTCTGTTTCACCACCCGCATACGAATAACTCGTTGCTGCACAAATTTCTTCAAGATTTGTGGGATTAATACCAATGAACATCGCAACATTTTGCGTTCCTTTAAAAGGATCTCCAACTGAGAGATTAGCACCTTTCGATATCGCCTGTAACTTGTCGGCCGGAATACGATAATAAGCAAGTTTACCTTCTCCAAATTTACTCCACTTTTCAGCAGGAGGAATTTCATGAGGTTTCATATCATTGCCAATATAATAAACCTTGTCCTTAAGTTGATGCTCAGTAATCATGACATAAGTCACACCTAAATGCTTAGCTTTCAACATAGTTCCCCAATATTCCGAATGTTTTCCAGGATTATTACATCCAGGTAGGAATATTGGTACAAGATTTTCGTGAACCGGTAGTTTTCCTTTCACAGGATCATGCAAAGAAACACTTTGACTAACAACGGGTCTTGGACATAACTGTCTATTTTTAGCAACAGCACTTCGCTTTTCAGCGGGTTCAAGTTTTTCCCATTCTTCTTTAGTAAAAGTCCTATATCCATCAGGCTTGTCAGGGCATCGACCAATAACATGAGGACCACCACACTTATAACAAGCTGGCTTAGGTCTTTCAGGATTAACAGACCTCAAAGTGGGTTTTGGCATTTTAGCTTCTTTCTTAGGCTTTTGAGGCTCAGGAACAGTGGCAGCAACAGCAGCAAAACTCTTAGGAGGAGTGGATTCCCAACCAGAACTAGTATCAACACTAGCTTCCTTGGTAAGTTTAGCAGCAGCTTTCTTGGCTGCACCTCGTCCACGATTTCCTCGTTTCTTTTTACTTTTTGTTTCCGTAGGCGCTACAGCAGCACTAGGGGCCTCCACTTTAGGAAGGACTTTATCAGATGATTTATCATCCACAGGAGTCTTCCCTTTCTCATCAACCTTAACCTTAGGCTTAGGAGGAGGTACTGGCTTCTTTTGAACGCCAGGTTTCACAGGATCAGAAACTTGTCGAACAATTGTCAGACCATTAGCATTTGCAAGAAGTGCATCAACACTAAGTGGGCTCATCGACGGAAAAGAGAACTCCGGCTTCTTACTTTCAATCAATGTAGCTGGGACATGTGGTGACGGTTTACAATGAAAGGTAAGTGGTTTCCCAACAGAGGCCAACTTCGATTCAAATGAAGCCTGCATTTTAGGGCAAATAGAAGATGTGTACGTAACCTTCGAGGTATTCTCAGTTTTTTGATACATATCATACATTTCAAACAATTTACCCTTAATACGATTAAGCTGCGACCACAACGCCTGTCGACCTAAGTCATATTCAGTTGCTGTTATGTTCGCATGTTTTCCAAAATCATAATAAGCATTTTCAATTTCATCTCTCTGACTAACGAGTTCAGCGATATAATCTTCGCGCTCAAAGTCAGTCCTAAGAGTTCTAACTTTTTCTTTGTATTCCTTCCAATCTTTTTGTGCAATTTCACGTTGGTGTTCTCGAGCGTTATTCTTACCTCTATCAGCAGAGTTTAAGTTTTTCTCATCGCGACGACCTTCAAGGGTCATTGCGTCTAAATCCATAAACAAGGACATGAGATACGCATCTTGACACGCCAATCCATACATTACTTCTGCACGTGTTAATTTAGTTGGTTTTTCTTCCTCAGACTCCTTCAAAACGGGAGCAGGAAGAGCAGGCTTTGTTTGCATAGCAACAACAACAGGTGATGCAACATCACAACCAGCACTAGCCAACTCATAATAAATTTTATCAGAATATTGATAGAGCAATCCAGCAACACCAGCCGTGAGAATAGATCCAACTACAAAAGTAGCGACGACAAACTTCTCATGGTGAGTTTCAACAAAGTTGGCAATACGATCACCAACTGCTGCGAGCCCAACAAGTTTATTTTCTTTTTCAGGTTTGTACACTGATGAAAAAACAACATTAATCTTTCGGGGACTAAGTTTTAAATTATCATCAGGAATCTGAACAACAACTTCTTCTTCAAGAAGAATTTTACCATTTCGAATATGAGCTTTAAGATCTTCCATTTCAACACCTTCACCAAAATTGTTACCAACATTGGCTCCAACGAGAGCACGATCTTCATCTTTTAAAAGCTTACCAAATTTTCCAAAATAGCAATAGTTATCTTCCCAGTCAGGACTTTGAACATCTACAATGTTTTCTCCTGCCAGTTCAGCCTGAATTGCTTGGGATCTCTTACGAGAAGAAACCTTTAAATGACCAAGCAAAACCATACTTGTTGAGACATAAGCCTCCTCAATTTTCTCTGCTTCAACAACAGCTTCCATATCCTCAATACCCAAATCCTCAACAGATCCGGCATAAGCAGTGTTCAACTCAGAAAACGCGAATTTAATATCACGCCATGCTCTAACACAAAGAGTTAGATTCTGAGGATCACCACATATTAGCCCAATTAATCCAGCAAAAACACCTATCTTACACGAGATGTCAGTAACCAGACCAAAAGGGGTCATCTTAGGAGGATCTTTAGCCTCAACTTCTAAAGGATTTTCTATCTTTTTAACATAATTCTTAATCAACAAAACCAACTCTCGAACAATGAGAGTCATTGAGGCTGTACCAATAATGGCACCACTCAGTTTTGCGATACTAGAATACTTAGTCAAATCGATCCCACGCTCATTCAAAATGAGAGTAGAAACTGTGAGGCAAGAAGAAAGTGTTGTGGAGATAGCACCAACCATAGGTACATCATCAATATCTCCAAAAGCAGCAGTTAACCCTGTTGCAATAGCAGATGCGCTAAAGGAAGCAGCACCAACAACAGCAGCGGGATTATTTATACAAAAATTTTTAACAGAAGATTCAACTTCGGACCATTCCATAACAGCGCGATCCTTAACAGCTTGAAAAATCTCATCGACAATCTCTTCTTTATTGTCGGCGACAACAGCCTTAATCGTCTCAGTTTGTTTCTTAGCAAACCACGATTTTTCGGCTTTAACACATTGTCTAGAACCATCAGCGGTGATTATTCCCCCGGACTCCTCCGCTACAGAGAAGGCATCGGCGAAAAAGGTACTAACCTTTTCAAAAACACCAGGTTCTTTAGAGTCGG